TCGCAACTCGCCGATTGGTTCATATTTCAAACGCATTTGCAATTTTCGGTGATAGAATGAAATCAATCGAAATGTGTGTGAATCGTTTTGATGAAGATACGAAAACTTCTTTCTTGGATTTGTATTCTAAGATTGATGCAGAAGCAGTGATTCCTTCTGATGAAACTGAAGCTGAAGAAGCTCACAGACTTTTGGATGAAGAAAATTCCGATTATGAAGATTAACCCTATAATTATAAATTGTTTATGAAAAAAATAAATGTTGAAACCCTAGTACCAGATACTTTCAAGTTTTTGGCTAGGGATATGGACGGCAAGGTTTTTGCTTTTGAAAACAAACCAAATCTCGCAACTGATATTGCTTGTGATACTTGGGATGTTAAAGAAGGCAAATTTATACAACTTACAAATCCAGTTTTTCTATCAGAAGAAGGAATTACTCATTCAGGAGTTAGTTCCGAATTAGGAGATTGGAGAGATTCTTTAATGGAGTTAGATGATGAAAATGTGGTTTGAAGAAATTTTTACAGCAATAATTTTGTTTGGTATGTTATGCCTTACAATAGTAGTAATGTTTAGTCTATAGAAAAAAATATGGCAGATTTTCTAAAATTAACTAAAGAGGAAACATTTGATATATTAGATAAGTTTAATGAACATTATGGTTCTTTTAATGATATTGAAGCATATTATCGTTATAAGAAGAGGAAACGTTTAGAAGACTTACCTACATCACTTTCACTTTTTGGTGTGGGTCCTGAGGAGGATTTATTTAATTCTCCGGATCTTGCACCAAAAGATATGGAATTTGAAGTAATACATACTACAGATAAGGCTGAAGAAGGTAAAATACTAGGAAAAGATTATACACATCTTTTAGAAATTACTGCATCATTTAATGTAGAAAATAATCCTGGTAGATCAAGTCGATTTTGTATTAGAGAAAAAAATACAGGAAAGTATGTAGGTTTTATTAAATTAGGTTCACCTGTATTGAATATTAAGCCAAGAAATGCGTATTTTGGAGTTTCGAAAACACCATTAGACCTTGCTAATAAATATTTTGTTAATGGATTTAATATTGTTCCAGCACAACCGTTTGGATTTAATTGTTTGGGTGGAAAATTATTAGCATTATATTGTTGTAGTCATGAACTTAGAGAATTTCTTAATGAGAAATATGAAAAGATGGAAGCACTGTTTTTCGAAACAACCTCTCTTTATGGTTCAATTAAAAATGTAAGTCAGTACGATGGACTAAAACCATTTTTACGACATAGTGGAAATACAGAAAGTAAATTGCTTTTAAATCTTTCAGATGAATTATATGCCCAAACTAGAGATTTTTTACAAGAAAAAAACGGTGGGCCCCTTTATGTTTCAGATCAAGAAATTCCAACAAGCGTAAAGATGAGGACACAAGACAAGATTTATTCTATCTTAAAGAATAATTTGAAAGTGTATGATCTTAATAAGTTCGACGCTTTTCAAAAATTAATTAAAGAGAAGATGGCAATTACAACTCAAAAAAGATATTACACTTCTGATTATGGTTTTGAAAATACAAAAGATTATATTTTTGGTAAAACAGATAAGCTAATTAAAAAACCTAATTATGATAATTATTCTTTTGAAAATTTAACGAAATGGTGGAAGATTAAAGCACAAAAAAGATGGGAAAATGTCAAAGCAAATGGAAAACTCCGAAGAGAGTTAGAATTTTGGAATACTAACAATATAGATAAACTGGATATTATTAGATGAGAAAAGCAACAATTGAAGTCCTTGAAGAAGGTGAACTTATTTTTGGTTCTCCTACTGCAGGTAAATACTTTGTACGTAGATACGAAGATGGAGAAGAAATGGGTGGTGGTTTTTTTAAGACAAAAAAAGAAGCAATAATCCATGCAAGAGAATATCGGAATATCACATCCGAATAAATATATATATTAATGTGAGATAAAGTTGAGTAAATGACACTAAAGCCAGGTGGAAGTGACGGACTTTTCGCTTGAGTGTGATTAAGTGACTCTACTTAGATGAAGTTAAGAGGCCCCTCCAATAAGACCAGCGGTAACGTGCCATCGGGTGAGGGAGTGGAAAAGCTTATGACTCCGGAGAACGCGACGCGGTAACGGAAGATGAGTCTAGTACTGTGGGATAGTCTAAGCTCTACTCAACTTTTTTATTAATAATTTAACTATAATGGTGAAATGAAAATTGAAGTAAATATTACAGAATTGAGAAAAAAGAAAATATTTGTTGGTACTCCAATGTATGGAGGACAATGCACAGGAATGTATACTAAAGCATCTTGTGATTTAGCAACAACCGCCACAAAATATGGGATGGATGTAAAATTCTTTTATCTTTTTAATGAAAGTCTAATCACAAGAGCAAGAAATTATTTGGTAGATGAATTCCTTCGGAGTCCATATACACATTTAATGTTCATTGATGCAGACATAAATTTCCAACCTCAAGATGTGTTAGCACTTGCTACTCTTTGTGATGATGATCATCCAATTATTGGCGGTCCTTATCCTAAAAAATGTATTGCATGGGAAAAGGTACGAAACGCAGTAGATGCTGGATTAGCAGATGAAAATCCTAATGATCTAGAAAAATATACTGGAGATTTTGTATTTAATCCAACTGCGGGAACTGAACAAATTAAAATTGATACCCCTTCGGAAGTATTAGAAGTGGGCACCGGATTCGTAATGATCCAGCGAGAAGTTTTTGAAAAATTCAGAGAAGAATATCCACAATTTTCCTACAAACCAGATCACAATCGTTCAGAACATTTTGATGGTTCTCGCTACATTCATGCGTTTTTTGATACTGTTATAGATAACGAAGCATATGCGGGAAAAGGATCAAATAATTCAGATCGTTATCTATCTGAAGATTATATGTTTTGTCAATGGGCGAGAAAGATTGGTTTTAAAACTTGGTTGTGTCCGTGGATGGAAGTAAATCATGTAGGTGCTTATGTCTTCAATGGAACATTAAAAGATTTAGGAAGACTAGATTTTGCTTCTCATGGAGCAGATTTGGATACTAGACCTAAAAAAGAAGAAAGGCAGACAAAAAGAAATAAGAACAAAAAGAAAAACAAAAAATAAAATATGATAACAATAAAAATTAGACATGGACAAGATCCCAATAAAGCATTTCAGAAGCTCAAAAATATACTTATCAATGAAGGACTTTTTGAGGAACTAAAGAAGCGAAAATCTTTTGTAAAAGCATCAAAAAGGAAAAGATTAAAAAGAGAAAATGCAGCAAAACAAAAAATAAAAGATTTTCGTAAACTGGTAAGAAAGGCGGAGCAGGAAGATCAATATTAAATAATATGACTAGTACAATATCAGATACCTACTATAGGAAAGTTGAAAATTTTTATCCTATTGTCGTTGATGATTTTTTTGATGATCCTGAAATACTTATAAATTATGGTAAATCTTTGTCGAAGAAAGCAGCTCACAACGGCCATTGGCCGGGAATGCGTACAGACGAACTTTGGAAGATAAACGAGGAGTTACATAATGCTATACTGATAAAAATAATGAGTTGCTATTTTAATCTAGATCATAGAGAAATAACTTGGAAAAATAGTGGAATGAATTTTCAAGAAATTCCTCGTTATTCTGAAATTAAAAATGATGTAAAAAACAAGGGTTGGATACATAGAGATAGTTATACAGAAAATTCACCCTATGAATTAGCAGGATTGATCTATCTCACACCAAAAATTGATCCTGATTCGGGTACATCATTATTTAAGCTTAAAGATTCGGTAGTAGAAAGTGGCCTGAATATTTTCGAAACGTTTAATCAAGATCAAGCGAATATGTTATATAAAAATGTAAATTTGGGTCAGAAGAGTAATAAATTTGATGAACAAAAATTTATAAAGAACTGGACTGAACAAGATGAACTTTTCATTGAAAAAACTAGATTCCAAAATATTTTTAATCGTGTAATAATGTATGATACTGCGGAATGGCATAGAGCTAACAGTTTTTTTAATGATGATGGAGAAAGTGCTAGATTAACTTTGGTATTTTTTGTGGGAGGAATAAATGAACATGCTTTAAAAAGGGTAAAACTTGACAAATCAAAAATACGTGATATAATAAAGATATAACTTAATACGATAACATACAATAACATATAAGGAATACGATGAAATTAACAGCAGAAACAATCGCAATACTCAAAAACTACGCAACAATAAATCAAAATATACAATTCAAAGAGGGTAATGAACTCTCAACAATTTCTCCCCAAAAAAATATTCTAACAAAAGCAGAGATTACTGAAACGATTCCTAAAACGTTTGCTATCTATGATCTTAATAGGTTATTGGGTGCATTAAGTCGTTTAAATGATCCTGATCTATCTATTGGAACAGACCAATTAACAGCAGGTAATCTTAAATATACTTTTGCTGAGGCGGCAATGCTAGTCCTACCACCAGAAAAAAAGTTAGACTTTCCCAACCCCGAAATTGAATTCGAAATGTCAAAAGATGATTTTGAATCTTGTGTAGGAATGGCACAAGTTTTATCATTACCAGAATTAATTGTAGAAGGTGATGGTACAAAAATTAACTTAGTGGCAATAGATACAGGCCTTCCTTCTTCAGATAGGTTTCCAGTAGAAGTTGGAACTACAGATAAGGAATTTAAAATGATTTTTAAAATTGAAAATATGAAACTTTTAAGTGGAGATTATCGAGTACAAATTTCATCTAAAGGCATCGGAAAGTTTGATAATAAAAATTCAAAAATTGAATATTGGATAGCAACAGAACAAAATTCAAATTATAATGGATAAATGGAAAAATATTTGTGGGTTGAACAACATCGGCCCAAAAAAGTAGCAGACTGTATTCTCCCGATACACATTAAAGAAGTGTGTCAAGGGTTTGTTGATGATGGTCGTATTCCTAATTTACTATTATCGGGTGGGCCAGGAGTAGGTAAAACTACAGTAGCACGAGCCATGTGTGATGAAATTGGTGTAGATTATTTAATGATTAATGGTTCGAATGAAGGAAGAAATATAGATACTGTTAGAACTACATTACAACAATATTGTAGTTCAGTTTCCATGACAGGCGGAAGAAAAGTCGTTATAGTCGATGAAGCAGATTATATGAATGCTGAATCGGTTCAACCAGCACTAAGGGGGTTCATTGAAAAATTTAGCGGTAATGTTAGTTTTATCTTTACTTGTAATTTTCGTAATCGGATCATTGATCCTATCCATTCACGTTGCTCTGTAGTAGAATTTGCAATTCCAAAATCAGACAAGCCAAAACTTGCTGCATCGTGTTTAACGAAATGTAAAGATATTTTGGCATCATATGAAATACAATTTGATGAAAAAGTTCTTGTTGAATTGATCATGAAACATTTTCCAGATATGAGGAGAGTGTTAAATGAACTTCAAAGGTATTCTTCTGCAGGAATTATTGATGCCGGAATTCTTGCACATATTGGAGAAATAAATTTAAATGAATTGATGAAGGCATTAAAAGAAAAACATTTTTCTGAAGTTCGTAAATGGGTCACTCAAAATGGTGATAATGATCCAACAACAATATTTAGAAAAATTTATGATGGAATTAGTAATCATTTAAAAGATACTTCAATTCCACAAGCAGTACTTATTATTGCTGAATATCAATATAAGTCTGCATTTGTCGCAGATCAGGAAATTAACCTAGTCGCTTGTCTTACAGAGATGATGGTTGACTGCGAATTTAAATAAATGTAATAAAAACAAACAATCAATAGATATACAATAACTTTCGGCATGGTGTCGGGAAATTGGGAATATCAATTATGATTGTTATAGCCAAGGAGATAATCATGGCATCAGTAAGTAGAAAAGTGAAGCGTGAAATAGAAAGACGCTTTAAAAAATTAGTACTCAAACGTAAGAACAAGTATGTAGCAACTTCTGACTTTGAAAAAACATTTGCTCAAGATGGTTGGAAAGACGAAAAGCGTAATTGGCGAGGTGATATTGACCTTGCTTGGATTCACGCTAATCTCAAACACTTTTGGACAGGAGTAAGACAGTATCAACGGTTTAAACTTAAAGATACTCATTGGAAACAAACTATTGTACAGGATATTCTGTCTAGTGGTTTCCGTGTTTTGGAGTTGACTATTCGGGTAAGGTCAGTAACTAATGATATAGGTGGAACATTTTTTGAACTTGAGGTGATTGATGGACAGCAGAGAATTACTGCTTTTATTGATTTCATGCATGATAAATTTACCATCAATGTCGGTAGTAAGGACATGAAATATTCTGAAATGGAAACACAAGCTTCCGGATTGTATAGAATATTCAATGAGCTTGATTTTGGTGCTATCTATTATGAGAATATTACAGATGAAGAAGCATCTATTATTTTTAAGAAAGTTAATGATCAAACAGATATTAACTGTCAAGAAGATAGAAATGCACTTCACGGCCCCTATTCTACATATATCGCAGATAAAACATATTATGGCAGCGATGAGGATCCATTAGATGATCTTTTTGAGCGTGGTATAAAAAAGAATAAACAGGGTGTAAAGAAAGAAGTTCTTGTAAATTTTCCAAAGTTAAATATTAATGGAAGACGCATGGAACAATGCGAATGGTTTTCTCATTTAATTCATTGGGATATGTCTGACTTAAGAAGTACTACGAATCAAGATACACATACTTTTTGGCAAATGGACCTTAATCCATACCTGCCAGTTTGGGAAAACCGGAAGAGAAGTGAAAATCTTTTAAAGTTAGCCAATAAGATAATGACTGCGGCTTCTCCCGACCAGAAAGAAAATGACATTACACCAATGATACTTCAATTTATGATTCTTTGGTATAAAGAATTGACTACTAATTCCGAGTTGGGTGATTATTGGAATATTGTTGTAGATGATTTTGTCAACGGATTTCTTTCTTGTCTTGATGACTATAGTTGGAATTCTGAGTTAGATAGAAAGCGTGGAGAGGCTAATAAGCGTTGTCGTTCTAAGGGTAAGGATGATAATCCTTGGACAATGTTCAATTCGTCTGATGATATGCAGAAGATGAAAGACCTGTTTGGTGGTCATAATTTGAGAGCTATTAATACAGTTCTTCAAGTTTTGGAGCATGAACTCAAGATAAATCCTGAACAATTTGGTGCTGTACAACTTGATTCTAAAAGGAACTTTGAAAAAGCTATGATTATTCAAAAGTGGAAAGAACAGGGAAAATGTGATGCGAAAACTGGCGAACCTCTTGACATCAAAAACATTGTTGGTGATCACATCATTCCTCATTCTAAAGGAATAAAGGCTGGGGGAACTACCACATGGGACAATCTTCGGGTGGTTTCACAAAATCGTAATTCCAAGATGGGAAATAGTGGCGAAAAATTTAAGATAGCCGCTTAAAATCATGTCACTAACCACATTTCTTTATGATTTTAAGCCCCAAAAAACATTACGAATCTTAGTTTATCCAAATATTACATACTCTAAAGATTTAGAAAAGGATAGTTATATTCAAGTAATCCATTCTATGATCATTGAGTTGAATAAAATTAGGGATGATTTGTTTTTCTATTTGGTACTGCCAGAGTGCATGCCAATGTTTTCAAATTTTTCTAACGTACATCAATTCGTAATGTTTTTTCCTAGCTACCCTCAAAATATGAGGGTACACTTTAATGCGAAAGATTGGGAAGTCATTTGCCATAGGAAATGGGATTTTGATTTAATATTTTCCCACCTACCAGAACATACACTCAATATTAAAAATATTTTATATAATACCTCAAGTCATAATCCACCGGTCGTAGGTTATTGTCATTGGTTTGATATTAAAGATGTAGTAGTTTCTACTATGCATGCTCTTAATTATAATCTAATGGGTATATTAGAAATGAAAAGATGTTATTTGAATACTCAAGCTCAGAAAGAGTTGGTATTAGAAGAAGCAGGTAAAATTTTGAGTATATGGAATTGTAAAAAATTAGATGAGATTTTGAGAGTACAACATCCTGGAATCAAAAAAGAAGATATAGTAAAAACACCATTAAAAGAGACTGAAAAAACAATTGTATTTAATCATCGGCCGGCTACATACAAAGATTTCGATAATTTCATAAAGACTATGGATGAATTATGGAAACAGCGACAAGATTTTAAGGTGTGGATTCCACTTTTAGATACTTCAACTAGACCGTACATCACTATTAACAAATACGATAATAAGAAGGATTATTATAATGAATTAAGAAAATGTAGAGTTGGATATTCACCAAAACAAGAATATGGTGGATGGTCAGTAGCAACTACTGATGGTATTATGAACGGAACACCATATATTATGTATGATGCACCATACTATAAAGAACTTAATCCTACTGCAGATTTTTTTAAAACAAATGAAGAAGCGATTAAATTACTAAATTCATATTTAGACGATCACTATCAACGAAATGAGCAAGCAATCATAGGATTAAAACATCTTAGAGAAAATTTAATATATCAAAATGAAATGCAACAAATGCTTGATTATTTTGATAAAATAGTTTCTGAGGAAAAATGTATTACCGATCGGTCTAAACGATTTACAGAAATGATAGAAATAATAAAAAGAGAAGGAACAGTTTCTAAATGTAAATTAACTGAATGGATGAATAATAACAGACCTTATGGCATAGCATTAAATCCGTATAGACGAGCATTGCTTAAACATCCAAATATCTATGATTCTAATGATTCAGAACCACACTATATATGGAAAACTTAATTAATGATGATTGCTTCAACATTCTTCCTAATATTGAAGAAAGTTCGGTACAATTGTTATTTACAAGTGTACCTGACATAAATGATTTAGGATTTGATGCGAATCAAGGACAATATATTGAATTTTTAAATAGAGCCCTTTTACAATTTTGCAGAATAACAAAAAATACAGGTTTTATTGTATTATGTCAATCTGATAGAAAAATGAAAGGAAAAATATTTTCGAAACATTCATATATTATTAATCAGATGCAAGACCTAGATTATATATTAAAAGATTATAAAATTGTTGTTAAAAATAATATTGAAAGTAAAGATCAATACATTTTTCCGTATTTACATTTATGTGTTTTTACTCGCGAAGGAACAATTTCAAGGAAAGGTGATTGGTTGAGAAATATTTTGGTCTATAAAATGATAAAAAGTGCAATAGGATCTCATCATGATTGGCCAGAAGAATTTGTAAAATTAGTGATAAGTTATCTTTCAAATGAAGATGATTTAGTTGTTGATCCATTTGCAGGTTCAGGGGTCGTTCCCTGTGTAGCAAGAGATATGGATAGAAAATATTTAGGAATTGAACTAGATAAACCACAATATGAAGAGATGTATCAACGGTGCAGTACATCTACACTTCCTTTTTAGTATAAATAATATTATGGGACCATTTGATTATATTAAAGCTATTAACAAACATGAAAATATCATGAAAAATGATCCTTTTGCGGAGAAGGATTATACTCCTTTTCTCGTTAATAGAGGTCTTTCCTTCTTTCAAGATACAATTCTTCAAGTAAATGAAGTAAATAGGCTACATTTCCTTGATAAACAACTCCAATTCGATTATTTACTAAATAATATCAGACCGAGGAATAGATGGTCTAAATGGTTAAAGCCAGATAAAATAGAAAATTTAGAAATCGTCAAAATGTATTTTGGTTTTGGTAATGAAAAAGCAAAGGATGCTTTGGAAGTACTTTCTGACACACAAATAGAAAATATCAAAACACATTTTATAGAAGGTGGAGTGGAAAGAAATGATAAATATTGAAGACATGATAGAATGTACATTAGCTGAGCCTGATGATTTTTTAAAGATTCGGGAAACACTTACTAGAATAGGTGTTGCATCTAGAAAAGATAAAACATTATACCAATCTTGTCATATATTACATAAACAAGGTCGGTACTTTATTGTCCATTTTAAAGAATTGTTTGCCCTTGATGGTAAACCAACAAATTTTTCAGAGAATGATCAAGCGAGAAGAAACACTATAGCAAATTTACTTGCTGAATGGGGGTTAATAAAATTAGTATCCTCAGAAGAATCGGCAGAATTAGTTGTACCCCTAAATCAATTAAAAATCCTTTCATATAAAGAAAAAGATGAATGGACATTAACTGCAAAATATAATATTGGAAATAAGAAAGTTGAATATGAGCAAAGCGAAAACCCAAACCGTGACGGGCAAGAATAAAACATTATCAAAATCACCAATGAATGAGGAAAAACTAAAGTTTTTTAAATTGAATGAGGGAACACAATTACCCACATTTGCAACAAATGAAGCAGCATGTTTTGATGTATATGCAAATGTGTTGCCTGATATGAATATAGAATATTATGGTGCGGTACAAAATAAAAAACTACCAAGAAGGGTATCGTTTGATATAAATAGTAATAGAACGTATGTTCAACTTAATAATATGGAAAGAATGTTGATTCCTACTGGACTTATCGCAGATATCCCGGTCGGATTTTCTATTCGATTACATTCGAGGTCTGGTCTGGCATTTAAACAGGGAGTTTATCTAGCAAATTGTGAAGGTGTTATTGACAGCGATTATGTCGATCCCATTTTTGCACTCGTTACTAGTCTTAGTAACGTACCTGTGAAGATTTTTAATGGAGATAGAATATGTCAAGGAGAACTAGTTCGATGTGAAAAATATACATTGGATGAGACTGATGAAGCGCCTACTCAAAAAACAGATAGAGAAGGTGGTTTTGGTTCAACAGGTGTGTAATACGTGGTGTATGCATATCTGGTTTTAACTTCATTTTAACGGAGAAGATATGTTAGAAAAAGCAATAGGTTGGATGCGTAGTCTTACCGAAGCAGGACTTGCACTAATAGCACTTGGTGTAGTATTGCAAATTATTTTTGGAGCAGCGGTCCCTTTTATCGGGCTTGATATGGTTGGAGCAGTAGTTGGGCTCGTATCTAAATTAAGCGGCGAAGGACTTGTTGGATTAATTGCTCTTTGGATTCTTTGGGGAATTTACGATAAAAAGTAAATACTTGACAAATTCAAAAACTATGATATAATATAGTTAGTGGATTATATATTATGAAAATAAATTGAAAGGGGATGGTGTAAGCTGGAATAAGCTCAGAGCTAGTGATAAACTCGCCCCTTTCTTTTATTATGAAACAGAATTGGCAAATTGAAGAAAACGAAATGAAAACAAAATTTAAGTTAGTAGTAAAGGAATCTGGCACTTATACCGCAGATTCGTTTACTGAATTAATTTGGATAGTTTTAAGGCATCGTTGTCAACATCTTCTAAAAGGAGAGGGTTGGCGCGATTGAGATGCATCATTGTGATGGTCTCATTCATAATCAGTTGCTCTGCGGATGAGAACTGATATTTTAATAACCTCGCTTTATAAGGAGGAATTATGGTACAATTTCGCGCACAACATATGCCCACAAATTTTGGGGATATAGAAAGAGCTCTAGGATTTTCTATAGGGTTCGATTCAATGTTTGACCGTTTGCTTGGAGATTCCACGCAACATGTTTCAAACAGTCAAGGGTATCCACCCTACAACATCCGAAAAGACGGAGATATCAAGTACTTCATTGAAATGGCCGTTGCTGGTCTTTCAGAAGAGGATCTTGAAGTCGAATTAAAAGAATCCGTTCTTCAAATTCGGTCTAAGCAATCTACAGAAGATGAAGCTAATTATGTTCATCGTGGGATTGCCAAGAGAACATTTGAAAGGGCTTTCACTCTTTCAGATGACATTGTTGTAAAGGGTTGTGACCTTACTAACGGAATGTTAACCGTTGAACTTGAGAAAGTAATTCCAGAGGAAAAACGAGCACGTTTAATTCCTATTGGAAATAATAAACTCAAATCGATTAACTAATTCGATGCGCCCATCAGTACTTTGTGCTGGTGGGCTTTTTAGTTCACTATATATTACAGAAACAAAAACCTCACATTAGGAGAAAAAAATGTGTAATAACGACCATTGCAAATGTGTAAATTGTACTTGTGATGAATCATGTGAATGCACAGCAGAAAATCCTTGCGGATGTGAATAATTATGGAGAAAAATTATGTTACCATTAGCAGGACTATTATTTAATGTTATTTCTAGCCTTGTCGTAGACAAAGCAACAGATTTAGCAACTGAACATGTGGAAAATATGTTAGAAGATATCCTTCCAGATAGTGCTAAAAAAGAATTGGATAAAATCATAAAAGA